AACGTGACCTACACGCCCGACTTCGAGCGCAAAGCCGTGCCCGTTCCACCGCAGAGCCCTACACCCGTAGAGCCGCCGGTGGTGCCTCCCATTCGGCCAGCCGCTCCGGGTGCCCCGGCCGTGCCGCCTCAGCCTACGTTGGTGCAAGGCCCCACGCCGATCACCCCCGAAGCGTTCGACGTCTTAGCGTTCACGCGAAAGAGCAGGGCGCGGCTGATGGATGGGCGGGAGGTCTACGTAACTGCCGTCGACTTCGAGCGCCGACAAGTGAAGTTTTACAACGAGAAAGACGCCCCCTACTGGGTGAATCTGGACAGGGTGGCGGCGATCATTTGAAGGGGGGCGGGCAGATGAAAAAGAGGCAAGACGATTACGAGGCTTTCGTGGCCAAATTTGAGCGCAAACGTACCTCCGACGACTGCTACACGCCCCCCGAGGTGTACGACATCGTGCGCGGCTGGCTCAGCGAACAGGTCGATCTCACCGGCGCCCAGATCGTACGTCCCTTTTGGCCGGATGCGGACTACAAGCAAATGGAATACCCGCCTGAATGCGTCGTGGTGGACAACCCGCCTTTCTCGATTTTCGCCGAGATCGTGCGCTGGTATTTGGAGCGCGGCGTACGCTTCTTCCTGTTTGCTCAGCATAAGACGATTTTGGGTCTCGATGCGCCCTACACACGCCTCGTTTGCGGCGCGGATGTGATTTATGAGAACGGCGCCGCGGTGCGCACCTCTTTTGCCAGCAACCTATTCGGCGACACGCTGGCTATGTCCGTGCCCGATCTTTACGAACGTCTCACCGCTGCTGCGCGTAGCAAGGATCCTTTGCCGCGCTATAGCTACCCCTCGCATGTACTGACATTCTCCGATCTGGCCCGCTGCGCCAGCCACGGCGTACCCCTCTCAATCCCTCGCGATGAGGCCACGTTTGTCCGTCGTTTGGACAGCCAGCAAACATCGAAAAGAGGCATCTACGGCGGTGGCTTTTTGCTGTCTGACCGACAAGCCGGCCGCATGGAAGAAGCCCTCCGTGAGGCCGACCGCCGCAAAGCGGAAAAGGCGGCCAGAGAGCTCGAGGCACATGCGTGGACGATCTCTGACCGCGAGCGCGAAATCATCGCCCAGCTGAGCGCCGGGCAGACTTAGTTTTTCATCTTTCGTTTTTCATTTCTTCCCCTATGTTTCTGACCGTCGACGAACTTTATACCCACCTGCATGACGAGACGGTGGCCGTCATTAGCCGCGACACGGAGGCCATACCCGTGGCTGCCATCGATGCTGCCATTGCCGAGGCCAAAAGCTACTTGCATGACTTCGATACGGCTGCCATTTTCTCGGCCGAGGGTGAGGCGCGCAATGCGCTGTTGTTGCTATTTGTCAAAGACATTGCCGTGTGGCACTTTGTGAACCTCGGGAATGCCTGTATCGATATGGAACTGCGCGAAAAGCGCTACGACAGCGCTATCGCATGGCTCCGTCTTGTGCAAAAGGGCGATCTCTCGCCCGACCTACCCCCGCGCACCGCTGAGCCCGGCAATGAGTCGCCGATCGGAAAGATCCACTTTGGCAGCAATCCCAAACGTGGCCAGCATTATTAAGCTGTTGAGTTGTTTAGGCCTTTGGCCTGTTTAGGTGTTGGGGCAGATAAACGACTCAACAAATAAACAGGGGCGAAGCTCTCAACAATTCAACACTGATTAAACACCGATTAAACGCCATTTAATGAGCAATAAAACGAAGCATAAACAGGCCGCCGCTGGCCCAATCTCTACGCAGATCATTGTGCAGCCTGTGGTGCGCACCGTCCACGATGTGGCCGCGTGGCGTTCCGCACTGCGTATGGCCGACAACGGTAACCGTACAAAGCTCTACGACCTGTATAGTGACATCCTGCTGGATGGCGTGCTCGCCGACGCCATCGATAAACGTATCGACGCCGTCAAAGACGCCGATCTGTCGTTTACGATCGATAACAAAGACGTCGATGTGATGTATGATCTGATGGATACGGTTGAGTTCGAGGAGCTGATCGGCGAGATTATGATGGCCAAATTCTGGGGTATCTCCGTCGACGAGTTCGATTTTGACGAGGAGCACACCTTCCGTTTTACATCCATCAATCGGAAGCACATCCGCCCGAAGTTGAAAGAGATCGTAAGGCAGCAGACGGACGACCGCGGCATCTCCTACGCTGGTGATGATCGGGTGATCCAGTGGGGCAAAGACGACGACCTCGGGCTACTGCTGAAAGTCTCGCCACTGGTCATCTACAAACGCGGCGGATTTGGCGACTGGGCGCAGTTTGTCGAGCTGTTCGGCATGCCCCTTCGCATCGGCAAATACAGCGCAATGGATGAAGCCAGCCGCCGCGAATTGATCCGTGCTTTTGAGACGGCCGGATCGGCGCCTTATCTCGTTATCCCCAAAGAGACGGAGGCCACGCAGGAAGCCAACGCTGCGTCTGGCAACGGGCTTCTATATAAAGAGTTCCGGCAGGCTTGCACGGAGGAAATCCTGATCACCATTTTGGGGCAGACGATGACCACCGTAGACGGCAGTTCGCTGGCGCAGGGACAGGTGCACATGGCTGTTCAAGAAAAGAAGCACCGTGCCGATAGGCGGTTCGTGGAGCGCATGCTCAATCGCTATTTCGTGCCCATGCTCATCCGCCGCGGCTATCCGATCACCGGCGGAAAGTTCCGCTACATGGATGCCAAACGCGAGCTCGAGGTGCCTGAGATCATCCAACTCTCGGACATCCTACCCATCCCGCAGAGCTACCTGCATGAAAAGTACAACATCCCTCTACCTGAGCCCGGAGAGCCTATCGCCCGCCGACAGGCGCAGCCGCTGTTTGGGGTGCCTGATGGGTCGCAAGAGGATGATGAAACGGACGAGGAAGCCGCGCCCGACGAAGGCAAGGCAGATGCCCCAGAGCCTGACAAAAAGGCAGCGGAGGAAGATGCGCCGACAAGTCGCAAAGTGAAACATGCGGATCGCGACCGCGGCAACTTCTTTACCCGGTTGTTCGATTTTTTCGTCCCCGCCCGGTCATACGGCCGGGCGACATCCGACATCCTCACACTCTCGGAAGCCACGCTTGCGGATGCCCTGATCCGACAGACGATTGAGACAAAGGGCCGCGCTTATTTCAGCGCCGACCTGTTTGCCTACACCCACACGGAGCTCATCCGCGGACTGCGAAAGGGCTATCGCCGCGCGGACGTCCGTCTGGCTGATAGTGGCTTTGTCTACAATGCCAACGATGATGCTTACATCACCGCCTTGGAGCAAAACCTGTTTCATTTCTCAGCCGCCAAAACACTGGCCGAGGTGAGTGAGTTAAACCGTCTGTTCCGCGAGAGCAAGGGCTACAGCGATTTCAGGAAGAAGGCCAGAGCGCTGCTAAAGGTCTACAATGAGCAATGGCTGCGCACGGAGTACAATACGGCCGTATCCGTCGCCGAATCGGCAAGCACCTACCGGCGATTAGTGGTACAGGCAAACATCTTTCCGTTTTGGGAATACCGTACCGTGGGCGATAATCGTGTTCGTTTGGAGCATCAGGCCTTGGAAGGGCTGACTTTGCCGACAGATGATCCGCGCTGGCAAAAGATTATGCCACCCAACGGGTGGAATTGCCGTTGCTACATTACCCCCAGAATGAGGCATGAAGGGGTAAACGTCGACTTTGGAGCCATGCAAAAGCGATGCGATGATTATCTCGAATCGCCCGAATGGAAACAGTGTGAGGCGCAGGGATTCGGCATCAATCGTGCGAATGAGGCCGAGGTGTTTACGGCTAATCAGATGTACATTCATAAGTTCCCGAATATGTCGAGTAAGACCCTCGAAAAAATCACTCCGCAAGAGTGGGGTGTCCGTGAATCCGTCGACACGCTGAAACGGGAGGCGGAAAATGAAGTGCCCAAATATGAAGGGTCAGCAGATGAATGGTTCGAAGCCAATAAAGTAGTCGAGGATGGAACGGAACTTTTGAAGGTGGAAGACTATATCGGCCGCGTGTGGCAGATGGCAAAGGCAGCATTTGTCACACATTCGACGAACGCAGTTAAGAAGCGTGGTTTCCGTACCGAATTTTTGAATGCCATCCGGGAGGTTGCCGCTTCGCCTGATGAAGTATGGCTGGCACGTGAGCGGAAAGACCGGATCAATAAGGTAAAGACATTGAACAACTACGTGATGGTCAAATTTTATAAGGACATCGCGTTGGCCGTAGTGGGGAAGCTCGAAAAATCAAAGCTGACTCTCAAATCATGGTATGTGCTAAGGGATAAAGCGCCGCGCCGTGGCTTGCTGATTAGGAAACGCCCGAAAACAAAATAAGCCGGATTGCTCCGGCTTATGGGGATTGATCTGCGGGCACGCTGTGAATCCAGTCGGCGAAAGCCTCATCATCCCCGAGATGCCTATAGCCTTACCCGCGACCGCAAACTTCAATGCAAATATACAACGAAAGAGGGAACAGAATATGGATATAGATGAGTTCAAGAATTATTTGAAGGCGTTACCGGAAAAGATTTTGAGCACTGCGCCTGCCATTGTGTCAGAGACAGCCGTAGAGTATTACAAAGAGCGCTTTGCCGTGAAAGGGTTCGATGGATCTCCGTGGATACCAGGCAGACCGAAAAAGAGCGGCTCTCTATTGGTGCAAAGCGGTAATCTGATGAATAGTATCCGTCCCGCCTACGTGGGGCCGGATAAGGTCGTTATCTCAGCCGGTAACGCCCAAGTGCCCTACGCACAAGTGCACAATGAGGGGTTCGAGGGGGATGTGGCTGTAAAGTCTTATGTGCGCAGCACGAAGGGCAAAGCGAATAAGAAAAAGGCGGATGCCGGCGACGTCCCGGGCACGGTAAAGGCACACACGCGCCACGTGAATATCCCCAAGCGTCAATTCATGGGCTATTCTCGAGACATGGCCGACCGCATCAAAAAGCGTCTCGATGAGGCCATCGATGGCATACTGTAATCAAATAGAATAGAGGCAATGAATAAGGAACTGTTTATCGCTTTATGCGACCGAATCGGGCAATGTGTGCCCGAGATTCGTTTTATAGACTTCGACCGCGGGCAGCTGAGCGCATCTGGCGAACGCCCGCCCGTGGAATGGCCTTGCTGTCTGCTGAGCATCGACTACACGAATTGCCGTGACCTTGCCGTGGAAGTGAATACGCAATTGGTGATGGCTGACATTACCCTACGCGTGGCCTTTCCGCCGGCTGGCGAAACGCACAATCACACCCCTGAAAAGGTGCGCGACATGGCCCTGCAAATGCTCGACACGGTGGAAAAGCTACACGATGCCCTCCAAGGTGAGACGC